AAGAGGAGAGAAGGAATAAGTCTTTAATTTCTTAACATAAACAAATGGCTGAATTTATGGACGCAACTAATACCAACAATCACGCTGGTATAGAGAGAAGGGAAGCATCAGAGAGGGCTGAAGCTATCCTAAAGTTAATTAATGAGTATAGGGTTTATGCCCACAGATTTGAGAGCCTACCCACTTGGGATGTATTAGGTTTCTTAAACAAGTTACAAGATGAGCTATTTGAGAGATTTGGGAGGGATGTTAATAATTGAGAGCTTGACAGAGCAAGGAATGATTATTTCTTATTAACTCATAAAAAGCCGTTTATGGCTTGGGATGTAGAGGAGATAAGGAGAAGGATGGATGAATGGAGTGAGGAGAAGAAATGAGATTTATCTAGTAAGACTTTACCTTCTAAGAAGACAAGATGGCAGAAAGCAATGAAGAAATAAAAAGATGACCGCAAGAAAAGAGCAAGAATGTTGTAGCTGTTAGAGAGATAGTAAGGGACTGAAAGCCTTGAAGCTGAAAGTATAAAGGAGAAGACAAGATAGCTGTTAAGAAGAAGCTAACAGAGAAGCAAAAGGCTTTTGTGGATGAATACTTACAATCTCATAATGCCACAGCTGCTTATAGAGCCGCCAAGGGTACTTTAGCCAACAGAGAGGAGTGGCTAGCTTCTGATAGGGGGAACTGAAGGGCTATGAAGAATTTGGATAAGGTAAGAGATTATCTTATGGAGAAGATAGCAACTGATGCTGAGTTATGTTTAGACTATCAGATGGAGATGATACAGAATGAGGATGTACCAGCAGCAGTAAGACACGATGCTATTAAGGATAGGCTTAATAGATTATGAGTAGGAAGGCAGAAAGAGGAAAGCACAGACTTTACTGGTATCTGAGAGGTTACCATTACTATTAAGCATAAAGCACCAGAGATAATAGAGTGAGAAGTTTTAGATGCTAACGAAAACGATGGCTAACTTATTTAACCCTAACTTTGAGATGACTGAGAAGCAAGCAGAGTGCTGGGAGTATCTCACTGATAATAAATATAGGAATATCTGATTTGGAGGATGAGCTTGATGAGGTAAGAGTGTTGTTTGAGTTATGCGATTATTATATATGTGTTGGAAATATCCTTGAACTAGGCGATTTATAGGTCGTAGAGAATTATCCAACCTTATGAAAACCACAGTTAATACCTACTATAAAATCTGACAAATCTATGAAATACCTAAAAAGTTTATGTGAAGATTAGATAAGAAATATAATATTATAAGGTTTGAGAATGGAAGTGAGATACTATTACTAGACTGTGCTACACAACCAGCAGACCCATTATTTACTAGGTTTTGAAGTCTGGAATTGACTTGAGGTTTCATAGATGAGGCTAACGAAATAGATGAGCAAGCTGTTACTATCCTAAAAACACGTATTGCTAGGCAGAAAAACAAGGAATACGGCTTAGTACCTAAGTTATTATGTACCTTCAACCCAGACCAGTGACGAGTAAAGAGGACGTTCTATACTCCACGAAAGAGTGGAACATTGCCAGAAGATACAATATTTATCCCATCTTTAGTTACAGATAATGAGTTTATAGACCCAGAGTATATAAATCAGCTTAGGAACTCAACGGATGAGATTACTAAACAGAGGCTTCTATACTGAAACTTTGACTGGTCTTGAGATGCTTGAAAGCTATTTAGACACGATGAGATAGAAGACTTGTTTGAAACTAATGTAGAAAAGAAGGACACAATGTATATGAGTGTGGATGTTGCTAGGCTTGGAGATGACAAGACTGTTATTTGTATATGGAGGGGGTTAGAGTGTATCAAAATCTTGCATTATGATAGAAATACCATAGATGATATAGCAGCCAGAATAAAAGATTTAGAATACTCTTATAATATATCTAGGCATAATATAGTAGTGGATAGTGATGGAGTGTGATGAGGTTTAGCCGATTTGTTAAGATGATGTACCAATTTCGTAAACAACAGTCGTCCATATAGATTTGAGCCAGAGAAAAAATGATTTATCCTTAGGAATTATGCCAACCTAAAAGCCCAATGCTACTTTAAGCTTAAAGAAATGATGGAAAAGAGGCTAATAAGGGTTTATGCAGATTGAGTGATTAGAGATAAACTTTCCGAAGAATTAGAAAACATCTTTATATCTGGTATAGACACAGATGGAAAGGTAAAAATCGAAGATAAAAAAGACCTCAAAAGAAGGATAAACCGCTCTCCAGACTTTGCAGATGCTATTATGTTTAGAATGATATTCCTAGTCCAAGAAACAGAGTGAAGTTCCGAGGTTATAACTGGGACTTATGAAATAGATTACGATGACTTGCTTTACTAAACCAAATCATTATACTGTACAAGCCTTGAAGTATTAGATTATTCATCTTGAGCCATAGAGAAATCTGTGGCTTTTCTGTTATATGTCAATATATTAAAACAAATAGGTGGTTGAAATACATAATATTATACTTATTCACTACGGTAGTAGAATTTATATTGCCTAAACAATATGAAGATTTCCGATGTATTAAGCCAAGAAGACAGAGATAAGCTGTTAGCCCAAATCGATATGGAGTATCAACAATGATACGACTATGTTGTTAACAAGAGAAATCAGTATAGGGATAGGGTTATTAGGTGGAATAAACAAGCCAAAGACCCAAACAAGATTAATATTAATATGATTGCAAATGCTATCGATACACTGATAGCATCTTCTTATACTGATTGATTAACTGTTAATTTCGCCTCAGCTGATGGTTGGATGTCTGCCGACAAAGCAGATAATCTTAACTATATGGCAGAGTTCGATAACAACGAGCAAGATTATCAACAACTTTACTATCAAAAAGAGCAAGATAGATACTTCTTTGGAGTATGAATTAGATATAGATATGGTTGGGATGATGTTAGGAAGATGCCTAAATTTATGGTTATCAACCCTCTAAGCTGGATACCAGACCCTATACCTTCTCAAACTTGAGCATTTGATGGTAGTTGATACAGATACCATTGATTTGAGTTCACAACTACTATTATGGACTTAATAGCAGATGGAAGCTACGACAAAGAGCAGTTAGACAAGATAGTTGGAGGATATTTCAGTCCAGATAAGATGCAAGACTGGAACGCATACGCAACAGCATATAATTATGTTATGCCGACTTGCTGCGATGACCTAAAAACTAACTTCTCTTTAGATGTTTATCATCACTTTACTAACTTCGATGGTAAAAAATACGTTGTTTCACTTGCCAATGATAGAAAAACTCTCATTAGAATAAAGGAATTAGCACCAGTATTGAAGGAGGAGAAGAAAAACCCTAATATGATAGAGTTTCCTATCGTTCTAAACTACTGGAAGCCAAGAAGAAATGACCCATTTGGAGAGAGTGTATGTGATAAATTGGATGATAAACAAATCGCAAAGACAATCTTATTCAACTTAAATATTATAAAAGCCAAAAAAGAGGCTCTTGGATGAGATTTCATCTGGAACTCAAGGCTTATTAAGAATAAGGATGATATATTAAAACCTACTACGAACGGAAGAAACATCTTTGTTGACACGCAAGAGAACTTGGCAAACGTTTGAATGGAGTTACCAAGAAGCCAAATTAAAGCAGATAGCCTTAATATGATTACATCTCTTGAAAATGAGGCTATGCACGACACTAATATAGATAGTTTGCAGCAAGGTATCGTATCTGGAGGTAGAACAACTGCCACAGAGAGCCAAATTGCTCAAGCTAACTCTAATATTATTGGACTTCTTAACAATAAAGTTAATGCTTGGGGAGATAAAAGGTTTTGGTTTGAACGATGGAAGGGTTATCAAGAGAATTTCTCAGAAGTTGATGAGAAAGCTGCCGTTATCGTATCAAATTTCGAGATTAAATCTCTAACTTTGAAGAAGGATGACTTCTTTACTAAGCAAATACCTCATATTATACTATGAACTAAGGCTGATTTACAGTCTAAGAACGAAAAAGAGCAAATCTTCTGGGATAAATACCTCGGAATGATGTTAAATAACCCAGATACTCCACCAGTATCTAAGAGAATTGCTCAAAGAATGTGTTATAGATGCAATGGAAAGACACCAAACGAGATAAATGTTCTAGTTCCATTAGAAAACGATGAAACTGTGGCTATAAATTTCGTAGATATGATAAATCTTGACATTGTACCTAAATCTATATTCAAATACCCTAAAGAATACCTTAGAACTTTCTGGGTTTACTTCCAGAAAGCTGAGAATACAAAGGCAAAAGATGTTGTATTACAAGCTATTAGAAAAGCTATGGTAAATATGCCATTGCAACAAGTACAATCTCCACAATTTACGGAGATGGCTAATAGCTCAAGCAACATAGCAATGAGCCAAGCTATGCAAAACGCCGACAAGACTATCACATCAAGACAAGATTTGATACCTTGACAGTGAAGTGCTACTGCATCAAGCATTATTTAACTCTTAATATTATATAAGATGGCTAAATTATTTAAAAAGAAGCACAAGAAGGAAGAAGTAAAGGAGAATATAGTATTGGAAACTCCAGAAATTATAGAAGACCCTAGAAAAGAGAAGAAGTTATCTTGAAGTGCCGATTTGGCAAAAAAGATTAACTTACTATTAAGAAAGTAGTTTTATATCTTATGTTATACGACAATGGCATTAAAGAAAGAAGTTAAGAGAATATACTGGAATTTGCCAGTAGTAGATGCTCTTAAAAATCTCATTGCTAAATACTTCCTATGAATAGAGGAGGAAGAAGGAGATGGTGATGGAGATTGAAAATAGTTTTATATTACTAATTATATAGAGAATGAAGGAATTAATTATTAAGCTAGAGAGCCTAAAAGAGAGCAAAGAATGGGAGAAAACCGTTCAAAAACTCAGAGATGCTCAAGCAGAAAAAAACAAAAAGCTTTTAGAAGGTATGTATGACCCAAATACAGATACAGCATACTACTCTGAAGCTGATATGCTAAGACACGAGATTAAATTCATTTGAGAATTAATCGGAGGTCTAAAGGTAAAAGACAAGGAAACTAGAGAGGCTTTGGTTGCTGACTTAGAAAAGTCAATGAACTGGAGAATTAATAGGATACTTGGTAAAACACACGAGTATAAGTTAGATAATATAGTATATGAAGATGCTTACACAGAGGAAGACTTATACAGAGCCGAAAACCGATGGATAGAATGCTTTGAAAATCTGCCTAGCAAACTTGCTGAGGAACTTAAAATGAAGGAAACTCAAGAAGAAGCAACAGAGCAAGCAGAAATTCAAGAACAACTAGACGCTCTATCAACATTAGAGGTCGAAGGTCTTTAATAGATATACAAGTCGAGGGTATTATATGAGGTGTATAGCACGCCTAGTTATGCACCAACATATAATTGTAACTCCTTCGCCCTAGTATAAGGCACGTTTTATACTTTAATTGTTACGATTATGCCAACACAAGATGAACTCATCCAAGCTGAATTGGATGGGACTATTGAGCAGTTAGAGGCTAAAGCTGACGAGCAAGAAGCCGAAGAAGTAACAGATGCTCAACAAACAGCTGAACAACCAGCTGAGGAAGTTAAGGAAGAAGCGCCAGTTGTAGAGGAGAAGCCACAAGCCGATACCACTACTAACAAGCAAAGTTCCGTTATGAAACTCCTAAAACAAAGGAACGAAGCTAGAGCTGAGTTAGAACAACTTAAAGCCCAAGCCGTTAATGCTGCTGAACTGGAAGCTAGAATTAAAGAACTAGAAGAAGGTATAGCTGCGCAAGAACTCCAGAAGGAAGCTGAAAAAGAAAAAGCTGACTTCTACGAGAAATACCCTAGTGCCAAATGACACGAAGAAGGTATTGAAAAGATAAGAGCCGAAAAGGACTTATCGTATAGTGAGGCATTTCAACTATATGCTGCACAAAACGACCCTATGTTGCTTATGGACGAACAATATAGGAACAAGTCGCAATCTGGCGCTACTCTTACTGGAGTTGCTAAGCCCCAAGAAAAGATTAAAGCACCATCTAGCAAAGAAGATTTCGATGCGATGGATGATGATGACTTCTTAGCTTGGAGTGACTGAATGGCAAAGAACGAGAGAGTTGCAAAAGGTTATATAAAGTAGTCCAAACCGTTTTAACTCTTTATTTACATTTAAATGCCTAATAATTTAGATGCTTTTAGTCCAGAGTACCGAAGTGCTAGGACACAAAGACTTCTTAAAAAGAAGTTAATCGCAAGAGAGATAGCTTCAATGGAAGAACAAGCTACTCTTAGAGATGGAGATATGGTACATAGACCATATTACTCTGATGTCGTAGTTAATAACTACACAAAAGGTGTTGATGTTACAGTTCAAGATGTAGTTGCAACTGACGAATACTTAGTTGTTAACAAATCTAAAGAAGCTACTGTTTATATCGACGAAATCGATGTTAAACAGAACAAATACGATGCTGCTAACAAATACATCGACCGTATGACTTACGCTTTAAGAAAAGACATCGATGGTGCTTTCTTAAAAGAAGTTATCAATGCTGAATATCAAATGGATGATGGAGATATGGGTGGAACTGCTGGAAACCCAGTAACTGTATCTGTTGCTAATGTATTCTCTTTGTTCACTTATACTGAAGCTAAGATGAATGCAAACGACATTGAAGATACTAAACCTTGGTTCTTCGTAATTACTCCAGAAGTTAAGGCTGCCATTCAACAAACTAACTTGGTTAACTGATTTAATCAAGCTGATGCTGCTTTAAGAGGAACTCTTAAAGGAATGGGATACCTTGGAACTTGGGGTAACTTCAATATCTTCGTATCTAACAACGTAGCTCACTCTAATAAAGTTACTGTATCAAGCCTTGCTGCTTCTGATACATTAACTATCAATGGAGTAACTATTACTTTCAAAGCCGCACCTGCTGCTGCTGGAGAATGTAAACCAACTATGGCTGCATTAGAAGGAATGCTTAACGGAGTAATGGCTACTGCTGGAGATTACGTAGAGTTCTCAGCTGCTGATAGAGCTAAATTAATCGCTGCTGGAATTTCAGCAATCGATGATGGAACAGATGTAACAATCTTGTCTAACGGAACAACAACTTACGCTCAATCTGGAGTTACTCTAGGAGGAGAAGTTGCTCACTGTTGGGCTGGACAATACGGATGTACTGATATGGTTATTCAGAAAGATGTTGCAGTTCAAAAGAACAAAGAGCCTAAAAAGACTGGTTACAACTATCTTTGTTGGACTTTGTACGGAATTAAGACATTCACTGAAGGTGCTAAGAGATGTATTGACGTATTGGTTGCTTAAACCCCTCATTCTCTTAAATAGCTGGTAGCTTCGGTTACCAGCGCCTCTAAGGGAATGGCTTTATATCTACTATTAACTTAATGAAACCAAGTGAAATAATAAAACTAGCTAGAAGGCAAACTTGATGTACTGAGGACATTGTAACCACGGATGAGGCTTACAAGTTCCTTAATTTCGTTATAGAAGACTTCGGTAGCGAAATAAGAACTAGCGACAGCTGATACTGATTTGATGTGTTAGAAATACCAGTAACAGCTTGACAGCCAGCTTATACATTTGAAAATGATGAGGAATTATGAGTTTATTCAGAAAAATTCCCAATCTCTAAGATACAGAGTGTGTGGCTACTAGACCAGAAGACTTGAAAATACAAAGATTTGCCAGTTCATTTCGTGGACAAAGTTGATATAAACAAGTTTGAAAACCAATGAGAGCCAAAAGTATGTTTCATCACTAGAAAGGAGATTAATTTAATTCCTATGCCAAAAGAGAACAGCTCTTTACAGATTTGGGGATGGAATTATAATCAACCTATCTTTCAAGATATATGGAAAATCACTGTAAATAGCGTAGAGTACACAAGAAGCCCAAATAACGATGTAGATTGAACTCCTTATGCTTACGCTTGGGAAGCTATTGATAGTATAATCTATACAGATAGTCCTAAACCAACTACTTGAAATGCTTATGAAGATTATAAATGAACTACTCTAGCTTGAACTATCGATGCTTATGATGTAGAAGTTATGGATAGTGAAGATAATATATGGATAGATAAGAGATGGCATTATGTTATAGTAGAGTGACTTAAATACTGGATGTATGGTAATATGTGAGTAAACTTTGAAGCCGCTAGAAACAATAGTAGAGCCTTCTATGATAGTGAAAAGAATAAGGCTATCCAAAACATAGTAGATAGATGACAATTAGCAGATACTGCATACTTTCCTAATTTAAACTTTCTTAACTACTAATGGCTGACAATACTAAAATCTGACCTATATTTAGATGAGCTAACTGATGACTTAGTGATGATATGTTCACAGGTATTCAGAATAGCTTTTTCTATTCACAGAATTTAGAGATTAGAGAGGATATGAGAAGCATCTATCCATGTAATCAAGCTAAAATAGCAGCAGGTGGTGCTACATTGAGTGGAACTCCTGTAAAAATGATACAATACAATACTTACACATGGGCTGTGTTTAGTGGTGCTAAGGTATATGTATTCAACTCTAATACCAATACTATTGATGGTGGTACTCCCCTAACAGGTTGAGATGTAAGAGATGCTGAAATATTTGGAGATAAGATATTTGTTACAACTGATACTAAGTTACTTAGCTTTAGTTACTCAAGTCCAGATTGGAGTAACCCTACAAGTGTGGCTACACTTACAAGTTGTGCTTACCATCCATTACAAGCCACTTCTACCACATTATGTGTGGGAGATAAGAATATAATCAAAGTAGTATTATACAATGCTTTATGAACAGCTATAGACCAGATTACTCTTTCTTCTAATTGTGTAGTAAAGCTATTAGATTACTTATGATGATACACAAGGATAGTTATAGAGAAAGACTATTATAAGAACGAAATCTGATTGTGGGATAACTCTAAGGATGCCATAAATGAAAGAATACCTATGGACTGATACAAATTCCTGCAATCATGTATATATAAATGAAAGCATTACTTAGTTAGTGATAAGTGATTGTGACTAATTAACTGATACGATTATTATATTATTAAGAGATTTAATAAGTTTAGCGACAATCTAAATAGTATATGTGTACATGATGATAAGATGTATATTGGTGGTACAGACTGAATTTATATCTATTGAGCTAAGAACAAGAACTACAATGAAGTATTAGCAATGTGGACATATACTTGAGCTAAGATATGAGCCTTAGGTAGTAACTATGTAGATATACTTACTTCTAAGAGCTGAAAGGTTTGAGCCAATACCGATGCAGCCACAAACTGACAATTAGATACAATGTGATATTATGGTAATAGTCTTTCAGAGATTAAACAGGCAATGTATCTAAGGGTTGGTTATAAAGTTCAAGAATGATGAGATATTCACATTTATTATAAGACCAATGAAAAAGATTGGACTGAACTTACAGAACAATCTCCATTAATTGCAAATCGAGATATGAGAAGTCCATTTGCTACAAGCCTTAAACTAAATTGTAGGTTTCAATGGATACAATTCAGATTTGTATTATCTGGTTGAAATACTCATGTATATAGTGCAGATTTATACTATAATGATATGTTAGACTAATGGCTACTGTTGTAGATTACGATTACATACAAGAGATAAGCACTCAAGAAGCTTTACATAACATGACTAGCGATGTAACTACATGATATGATACAGAGATACCTTGAGTAAATACATATAAGATAAATGCTAGTACATCTACATATAATTTTCCAGAATGATGAGGTTGATGAGAGTGAGGAATAGCTTGATGGAGTACAAATGTTAATTGGACAGCCTCTGATTATAATACAGTAACATGGTGAAGTGGTAGTATATATTTACCAGATGGAACGGCTTTATCTGTGAGTTCTGGTAATACAGGTAATATGTCTGCTATGACATACATCTATTACGACCAAAACGATAACTCTATGCATTATACAACTTCTCCATCACAATCTGTTGGGGAGGGAAAGATATTGATGTGTGTGGCTTGACCTACAAGTAGTTGAAAGAAAGCTGCATTCCAAGCATTTGGTACTAATGCACAAAGTTCTCTTATAACAGCAGATAATATCGCAGCCAATACAGTTACTGCTAATGAAATAGCATCGAATACTATTACAGCAAATGAATTAGATGTAGATTATTTGTCTGCTATTAGTGCCGACTTATGAACTATTACTGCTTGAGATATTACTTGAACGACAGTTACAGCAGGTAGAACAAGCTCATGATGAATAAAACTATATCCTTATTCAAGTTCAGCTTGAAGAATTGAGTTTTATTATAGTGGAGACTTGGTTTGATACTTACAATGACTATCTGCTGGTGTTTGAGGGGCTGTTGTAATGGACTGAGATTATTTTTATTTAGATACAACTGTATTGTGTGCTGGTAAGTTAAGGATACCTGTTTGAACTGATTTATATGATTAGAATAAATGACATCGGTTGCATATAGAGGAGTTTGAAAGTGAATAGCATTGGACTGAAGCGAGTTCTTCAATTTCTATTGAGAAGATTTTAATCCTAATGTGCCTTCACTCCCCCGCCGAACTACAGCATCAGCATATGGAGAAACAAGTAGCTTTAATTTAAGTGGTTTCCAACCTTGAAACGAGGTTGGTTGTTATGTCTGGCAAATGGACTTAACCGAAAATGGTAGGCTATATGTAGAAATAGATTTGCAATACTATTCGTGATGATGGCAGACTTGTTGGGACTTTAGTTGGAAAACTACGGTAGATATTGAAGATTATGGTGCGTGGATGTGATACGCATACTTCGGTATTGATGATGATGAGATATGGACTTACTCAAATCAATATAGAATAGTTATGAACTGGGAGTTCACTGTGTGAGGAAGCCATGTAGCATGAGAAAACTGACTAATCAACACATTTAGTATAAATTCACTTAGCATAGATAGTACTAGGCATAGTGCTTGATATTTCTGGGTTGAGGGAAACTATTTATGCTATGTCGATGGTGTTTGGGGGAATAGATGATTTAAGCATAAGATAAACTATGATAGTTGGTATGATTGAGGGACTTGAAGACCTTGATGTGTACGAATACCAAGTTCTAGTTCTGATAATCACATATATTATGTAGCATCGAATTGAACCGTAAGAAGAACTCATTTATCTAGTCAATGGTATGGAGGTAGCTACTATCCATCTTGAGCTAGACCTTGAGCCATACGAGTATCCAATGGTAGTTACGAGGACTGATATTGATACTTGTGCTATATAAATGGTTGATGACAAGCTAGAAGGATGGGAAACTGAGCGCCATAATTTATATCTTAATATAATTACAATGAGAGACCATAGCAAACAGTGAGGTACTTGTTGATGAGGAAAAAGAAGAAAAGAAGTAGATAAGGAGGAAAAGTCAATATAAAAACACAAATACATAGTTGAAAAAAGAGAAACAAATCTAATACATTACCCTTAGGGGAATTTAACCTTAAATAAACCATAAATGGCAAACGTAGTAAGTGATGAAGTCTATAATCAGCTTAAACAAATGTACTGAGGAAATGCTAGTAAGGCTAGTAAGGCTAAAGCTCAGTTAGAGATAGCCTCTGCCTCAGATTATGATAAAATGATTAAACAGCTTAATTCTCAGTATGGAAGTTCTACATCTAGTTCAACTCCAACTCCTACTAACACACCCAATACCACAAGTTCTAATACTGGAAGCTCTAACACTTCTAGTTCATATACTGTTAAATCAGAATACGGTTGACAATGAAGTGCAAACGCCCCAACAGTAAAGGATACTTCTTGGGATAAGGGGAATAGTACATATACTTATAACGAGAAAAGTTGATATTATGAAAGCAACGGAAGTTGAGCCTCTACTTGAGCAACTGCCGACAAATGACAGCAAGTTAGAGATTATTGGAACTCATTAACCGCAGAACAACAGCAAAAAGCAGCCTCTCAAGATAAAATGAAGACTGTTATGCAACAGTATTGATTAACGGTTAAGCCATCTGAGTGAACTTCAGCTTGGTGAACTCCAGAAGCCAATGGTTGAACTAAATGATGAGAAACTCCTAAGCAAACAGAGTGGGACTATCAAGACAACTCTCAAGCTAGGATGAACCAAATACTTAATAACTTAAATGGATATAGACAAACCAACCCAGAGTTATTTAAAAATAGTGATGCGTTCTATAACTTCTTTATTAAAGATAAATGAAGAAGCCAAGACCAGATAGACTATCTCTGGGAATATTATAATAACGTACAAAAATATTCAAAATATGATAATATGTCATCATCTTCTCTATGAGATTGATTAGCTAATTGAACAATACCGCAAGATTACTTAGACTATGTAAAAAGCATAGACTACCAAAAATATCAAGAAATACTTTCTTATAAACAAGACTGAGAAGACAGAATTAAGAATGAAAGCTATCTTGAAGATTTGTCTAGCATGGCATGATTTGAATGATGGGAAAGCGAGCCTAGTTCTATACAGTATGGTAAGCGAAGCTGAATATGGTTAGATGAAAATGGAGATTGGATAGATGATAGAAGATACCACGCCCCAACGGAAGAAGAATTACAACTAAGTCAAGAAGATAGCGAATATGAGGCAGAAAAATTAAAATTAAAAAATGCGTATAAATGGTTACAGGACGACCTAACAAAGCAATATCCAGATGCGGACTTATCTACTATTATGGTATTGACTTCAGACAGGGGTACTAAAATACAGAAAGCTCTTGACACCATAAGCGTAGCACAGACAAAGACACAATGAAGACTAGCATATCTCCAAAATGAGAGGGCGACTATGGATAGGGCTTGAGCTGATAGTATTGCTCAGCTTCAGAAAAATTTGTGATTGTATTATCAATATTCTCCACAATGAATTGCTGAGTTGGCGCAATCTCAATATTGAGCTACTAACATCACACTAGACCAAGCTGATAGTTGAAATGAAACTCAAAAGCAAATGGCTTTAGATGCTGCTATTACTCCTATATTTGAACAGTATTGAGATATTATCCAAAGAAGCCCAGCACAAGTTATTAATGATGTTATTGCTTATGCTAAGAAGAACTGAATATGATTAAGGCAGGCTTTAGAAGAAAACTTTATGAAGCCGCTTAGAGAGAAACCAGCATATAAAAACATCCAAGCCAAATTATCATCACCAACTCCAGAAACAGTGAAAATGTGAGATGAGTGATATTATTGGGATGCTACAACGCAGTCTTGGAAACCAATTACTTGATGAGGTACAAGTGGTTATATGTATTCATCAGTAGATTGGAGTGTTTGAAATTGAAAGTCTGAGAGTAGAACTGAGAGAAATAACAACCCAACCGCTATGACGACAGATGTTGCTAAGAGTTTGTGAATGGTTGAATGAGTTGACTATGTACAGTGAGATAGCTTTAAAACAGATGATGGAAAGACATTATATACCGCTAAATTACTTGGCGACCCTATACAGACTACAATAGATGCCTTCAATGCAGCAGCTTCTCGCTGAACTCCAATATTCTATACTAAATGATGAGCGCAAAGATGGAAACACACAGCCATGAGTAATGAAGAATGGCTTGCTCTATCTGATGACCAAAAGGCTTGAGTTATAGCACAAATGTTACAGAGAGAGGGAGGACAAATGTGAGATATGGCATATTATGTTGAGAACTGAATACCAACTACAAAATCAGAATGATGAGCTTGATGAACTTGATGAGCTGATTGAAAAGTAACTCCAGAAGACCTTGCAGATTGGAATAGTGGTGTTGATAAGTTGTTTGAGGCTAATGTATTGTCTTGAATACCTATCCAATTAAGGAACACTAATGTCGAAAAAGAATACTACTTATCTATTATAGATGAATTATATAAACAATGAATAACTGATGTGTTTGAGGCATCTCAGATGATTAACTGATTTGTTATTAATAATAAATCTGTAAGAGCATTAGCAGCACAAAAACAAGTGTTAGATGTTCTAAAGGCTACCGCTTGAAAATGAGCATTACCTAGTGAGGCATTACAAGCTATTGCATCAGATATAAATAACTGAAATTATAGTGGTGCTTATAAGAGGTTAGAAACTGTTATGGGAGAGTTCGCTTACGACACAAAAATACCATCTGTGCAATCATATACACCACAATGAATGTGAGGCGCTATGACAGCAATATCTGCCATAGAGAAAATAAACCCATTAGGTTGGACAAGCTGAAACCTAGAAAATTATTTGGAGGGTCTAGGTTTGGAGTGAGTAGATACTACAACTATTGAATGAAATTTGACTAGCTTGGGACAAGCTCTAAAGAATATGTGATTTGATGAGGTAACTGTGTATTGATGAAAAACAAGCTGAGGTAAGAAAATAGAGTGATTGTTGCCTACAATAAATGACAATAGAGAAGTATTCAAAAGGAAGTTATCTAACATAGAAGATATAATTGTTAGAAATACAAACCAACGAAGAAAGGCATACTGATTGCCAGAAATAAATAGACAACAATTATTCTCTGGTGAATATAATTCATTGTATGGTTTAGATAAATGATTGAGGCGACCATATTGAAGCAGCTCGTCTAATACACAAATACAAGGGGATAGCTTATTTTAATTCTTAAAACAATGTAGATGCAAATTACTAAAGATGCTTCTGGACGTGTTAGATTACAAGTAGAGCCTACTACATCCACAAGCCAAGTAAATCAATATAATACACTACAAAACACAATAGATAACGAGGGTGTTGATGTTGATAAGGTTAAAAGCCAAAAGTTAATAGACCTATTAAAGAAAAGGTCTGATACAAGGAAGCAAACAGCTACTTGAGTTTTAAGATTGTGAGTAGAGCCTTGATATGAGAATAGAAAAACTGCGCTTGTAGATAGCTTGGCAGTTAGTTCTGTTAAACAAGCTCAATCTGCTTGAAAGAATGTGGACTACGATAAAATAAGAGAAAGTCTATTAAAACAATGATGAGCCGATAGTGTTATAAATAAGCTCAAAGCACAACTACAAGAAAGGTGAGAAACCGATAAGGTAGAAATGATGGACAAATACTTGAAATATGGAACTCTAAACCAATGACAATTTCTGTGACAAATGGCTGATTATATGTTGTGAGTTGAAAGTTCACAAGAGCCAGAGCCAGAAGAAAAGGAGAAGCTAGGTTGGGGGAGAAATGTAGTTGGCTCATTCTTTTCAGACCCAGCTAAGAAATTAGCTTGATTAGAAAAAATAACTTGATTGGCTGAGTTGGAGAATAAAGCCATTATGAAACAGTATGAACCTTTATTAAATGCTAGCACAACTGATTATAATGAGTGGTTGGAAGATGTTTGATGAAAGGGAATGTTGTGAACTTATGTATCTATTAAAAGAAGTGGTAAGCCTTCACAACTAACCAGACTATATATGGACTACACAACGGCGGTTAATAAAGACTGATACACTTGAACAGTTGAACAATTTGCACAAGATAGATATAATAAGGCTTTACAATACACATCTATGACACCACAAGAGCAATATTTAAAGTGAGTGGAGGGAAGCCTATTAGAATATGACCCAGAATGAAAATGAACTTGACTATGATGATTTTTAGCAGAGGTATGAGAGTTTTGAGTTCTAGACAATGCCACTTCTGCGCTTGCAAAATCAATATTCTGATGAACTAAAATTCTCGAGTGAGAGAAGGCTTTAGAGAATATGGGTAAGTGGGGAACGAGATGAGTAAAGACTACAAATGCAGTGGCTGATGCTATAGATATTTGAAGTAAATTAACTCTTATGCAAACTTTAGATAGTTGAGATGCTTCTAACCTATGAACAAAGTTTATTGTAAACTCTGTAATATGAAAATTATGAAACGAAGTTCTAGGTTTAGCATTCAATAAGAGTTGATTGTCAAAGAAAATCACAAACTGGCTAACAAGTCCTTGAAGGGATATAGAAAGAGCTTTGGCTAAAATAAGCAAATGAGAATTTGATGAGTTCCTTAAATATTGAGAGGAATGATTAGATAGAATTATGGGGGAGATTAGTAAGAGGGTTGGTAATGTCGGAGATAACTTATCCGAATGATTAAATAGATTAGGAAAAGCCCTATGAGAAAGAAGAAAGGCTCTTATATGAAAAACTGACTACAACTTATGAAAAGCTATTAGAAAAGTAAATCAGTCTTTAGATGATTGAACTTTAGTAGCAGAGTGAGCATTTGGGGAGTGACTTGTTCCTAAGATAGAATGGGATAGTAAAACTTGAAGATTTGATATAAGTAATAGGGAGGCATTGTGAACTGCTGGTAATAAAAACGAGTTATCTGTCGCTGAAAAGTTTATCGATACTCTAAATACATTTGTTTCTAAGTATGTTAAATCATCTTGAGAATGAGGAAATATAGTATGAAAATGAGATATATTTCAAACTGATGCACTATTAAACGCCCTAGAAAGAACTTCTTGAGAAGCTGCTGGTGCTGGAAAGATTAGTTGAGCTGATAGATGGATAAACAAAGTTTACAAAAGCGTTAAAGCAACTAGAGATGAAATGTATTGAAAGCTATCTCAAGCAGAAAGAGAGGCACTAGAAAAAGCAAATGATGAGTTCGCAACATTAGCTTGATGGGCTGATATGTTTGAGAAGTACATAGCACCAATTAAACCAAAGTGATGAACTGAAGCATATAAACGAGAACAAGGACAATTACAAGCAAAATGATGAGCCGAGGCTCAAAAGGAGTGATGATTAGTTAGGTCTTTATTCCAGCAACTAAAAGAGAAAGCGCAAGCGACTTGAGGAAAAGATATTGATGCTGAAATTGTTGCTATGCTATATGCTTATTGGTTGAAAAACCCAGACGTTACAAGCAAAATAATTAAAGAGATATACCCATCATTCCCTTGAATTATTGAGGCGTTTATGTGACTATCTAGGAGAAAGTTACTTCAATCAACTGTGTGAAAATATTTAAAAGATACGCCTATGAGTGTGTGGGATAAAATATGAGAGAGTTTATGAAGATGAGGAAAAGAAGCAATTACATCGGAGGTATCTGAGTTCCTATATCCTAGGATGCAATAATTTACTTTAACTAACTATACAAATGGAACAAATAGCAGTTAGCTTTACAGACGGGTGAGTACCAAAGACTTGATTAACTCCTACGGTTACTATCCTAGACAAAGGGGGTAACGTTTATATCCAAGATGGAGAGTTAAAAGAGCTTTGATACTGATGGTATATCTACAACTTTGATAGATATTCTCCAGAAAAGGTATATCTATACTTATTTGACTGATGAGATGCTCTAAGTGGGTATGATAGATACATCTTTGGAGGGAATGAGCTTGATGCTTACTCTAACAAATATTCTTGGGGTAGAACTGCCGCACCTTACTTTACAGCTATTGATGGTAAGTTTGAGGGAATAAACAAAGCTATCAATAAAGCCGTTAAGAGTAGAAAAGACTACGATGATAAAGAGGTAAGGAAAGGTTTAGCAGAAATCAAGAAGGAGATAAAAGGAAGAAGTTGATATGATGTTTATAAGAGGCTTGATAGTCTTGGAAAAGTATTAGATGATGTTAAACAGTCAGTAGTTGACACAAGTGCCACTAATGATTGAAATAGCTCTAAAAACTTTTCTGGTATCAATGGAAAGCTCGATTTGATGGCGGAATATGTTGTTAAAATCAAATCAGATATTGATAACCAATTATCTACTCTTGATGAAGATGTTGCACAAAGAATACAAGAGAGCAACGATAGCATAAACCAATGAATGTCTAATAGAGTAACTATCGACCAATTACTACAACAAGTAGAGAGATTGGAGGATAAACTTAATGAGGTTGTAGATAGTGTAGTTTCAGAAAGATTGCCACAAGAACTAACTGATAAATATAATGTTAATGTTAGTAGAAAACCTAGAATGAGTGATGAGGAAGCTCTTAGAGCATTATGAATAGATATGTGATTAAATGAATGAGTGAATGAGGGGTTGAATGAGGGAATGGAACTTTGAATGAGTGAATGAATGGAACAATGAATGGAAGACTGATTAGGAACGGCTAGAGAGGCTCAGATGAATGCACCAGTAGATATGCAAGGTATTGCTGAGCCAGAAATGCCTATATGAGCTTTATAATCTATATAACTAACAGATGACACAAATCATAACTAGCAGATGAGGTTGACAATGATGAGGTGGTGGATGAGATGGAGATATGAAGAAAGCTGTGTACGACCCACAGAACATTGGTAAAGATGCTTTCGACTATGATAACTTTACCAACACACCTACCATACCTACAGAGGTATCTGAATTAGATAATGATGCATGATATATTACAAGTGCAGCATTGAGTGGTTATCAGACTACTTCTAATCTTGTTACAAATCTGACAAACCCAGATGACACACACTACCCTAGTGCTAAAGCAGTAAGTGATGCTATTACAAGTTCTGGTGGTTGAGATATGCTAAAGTCTGTGTATGACCCTGATAATATAGAGGCTAATGCCTTTGATTATGATAATTTCATAAATACACCAACGATACCAACAGATACATCAGACTTAACTAATGGTGCTGGTTATATTACAGGAATTGATAGTTCTGATGTAACAACAGCATTATGATATACTCCATATAATTCAACTAACCCTAGTGGATATATAACTGGAATATCAAGCTGAGATGTAACTACGGCTTTGGGCTATACTCCTTATAACTCCACAAACCCTAGTGGGTATGTTACAAGCTCTATTATAAGCAATACAGCATATTGAAGTGGATGGAATTGAGATACAACCCATGCACCAACTAAAGATGCTGTTTATGATAAAATAAATAGTATAGATTGACTTATACCAAGCGCTGCTACGAGTTCTAATAAACTAACAGATAAGAATTATGTAGATGATAGTATTAATAGTGTTACTGCATATTACATAACTAAGAATGCTGCATGAGACCAATGGGCTTCATATGCAGAATTAGCAGCAGCTACAACATTCTATTCATGATGAGTAGTAAGAACTCCTACAAGGAATGATTATACAATAGTATTAGATGATGAAAACCACGACCATGCTACTACGAGGTATATCTATAATACTAATTGGGAATATCAATATACAGTTAATGAAACACCAATGACACAAGCTCAGCTTGATGCTTTAAATTCTTGAATAACAAGTGCTAAAGTAAGTACATATGATTGATATGCTACATCTAAACAAGACGCACTAACAGCAGGAACAGGAATAGACATAACAAGCAATACGGTAAGTACAGCTTCTAACTTCGGTACATCTTCAACAGCTGCTGCTACAGTTCAGAAAGAAGTAAGCATACCATGAATAACAACTCTGAATGTAGGACAGGTAGTTCATATATTACCATCTACTACAAGTACAGTAGCTAATTCTACACTAAAAGTAAACAACTTCACAGCATACCCAATGAGGTATAACAATGCAGCTATTACTACAAGTACAGACAGTATAGTACGACCTGCTAACATAGTAACTAGCTTTGTATTTGACTGAACTTATTGGCAATTTATAGGACATTGACTAGATAGTAATACTACCTATTCAAATATGTCTGCGGCAGAGGCTAATGCCTGAACATCTGGAACTACAAGAACAATAAATGCTTCAGTATTGAAATGAGCTATACAAACTCATGCACCCGTACAGAGTGTAAACTGAAGCACGGGTGCAGTTACAGTTTCAGAATTTACTCCATGATGAACAGCTACAACAGGTTATGTAGTAACTAAAACAGCGAGTGGTTATGAATGGCAAGCACCAAGTGGTTGAGATGTAATGGTAAGTACACAAGCTAATAACATACTAACAAGCTGAATGAAAATATGGGCTTGAACACAAGCTAATTATGAGAGCTTAGGAACTTATGACAATAACACAGTTTATTTGACTATATAATAGAGAAATCAGACTTTTAATTACTTTTAGATTAAGAGATGGGAGTTTATTTATGGACAGAAAATTTAGAAAAAGTGTTTGACATAACCTCAATACCCACATATACAAATGTATATGAAAGCTGAGGAACTATTAGTAATATAGTTATTGAATGAATTTATGCTCCTTGAAGCTCCAAATGGGAACAGTTTTACATTAGGCTACATACTGCACAATCGGAAACGAACTGAATGTATGGTTATGTGTTTGATTATATAAGCAGTGGGAACAAGCAGTGGAAGCTACAATATGTGGTTAATAATGCTTGGGCTGACCAACATACAAGCTCTACAGGAGTGGTAACAAGTTCCAACACCTATAAAATAACAATATGAAAAACAAGCTGACAAATAGTATTTAATGGGGTAACAACCGACATTACATATAATTCTACAGAGATTTCGGCAATAAATACAATATTTAGTTCTTGAAACCCATATTTGTATGTTGCAGCTCTTTGAACACCAAGTAGTCGGACAGTTAAAGCAACAGTAACATATGAATAAGCTAATCAGATTTATTTCTTTTCATTTACAGATGTTTGAACACTCGTTAAAGAATGCTTATATAGGAGAGTACCAACAACAGAGAAATCTGAATATAAATAATAATTCTGAAGAAGTAAAAAAAACAGAATTAGAAACTCTGAATATAGAGTTAGACAAAGAACAAATAGAGAATAGTAATAATACTTGAAGTGTGGCAGAACTTAAAAAGTAATCAGACTTTTAAATTCTTTTCAAATGAGTTATGTGAAACAAAATACAGAGAATATATATAGGAGAGAATGTGGTACGACCTACTCAATATGAGTATGATTATACTTTTAAGTGAAAAACAGCAGCAGAAATCTGAAACGAATGGACACTATTAGTAGGTTGAATATATACTAATTCCGACTGAGTAACTTGAAGGTATAGCCCCGCAACAGACTGTAGAATAAAGAAAGACATTCCAAGTTTAGCAACTGCTGAAAAAATAATAATCTCTTTTACAGATGTGGTAAATTCCACAGATGTCTATAATGCTACTTCTGTTTGATTATGAGCTTGAACTTGATGGGGAACGGGTAGTGCGACTATGTTTTTACAGTGAAGTGGTTATAATGGAATAGGTGCTGAGTTCTATAATGGGACAAGTTATAAGGGGAATAATTTATGAAATGCCACTTTGGGAACATATAGTACAGAATTAACAATAGATTTAAGGCATAAGACTATGACAGGAGTAATAAGCTGATTAGGGACTTCTACACTTACATTAACCGACAGTCAGGTTAGCGAAATAAGGCAAATGACATATTTGATTGTTTATGTGAGTGTAAATCTGTCAGCAGTTTCAGACATAAGCATAAAAATATTATAAATCAGATTTCTTTTATTTATTTATATTTCTTTTACCTCTATAATAGTATATAAATGAAAAACTTTCGAACTAAACTAAGTGTAACAAAATTAGTATTCCTACTAATGACTATTGTGCTTAGTTTCCAGACTATTTACTTAACATTACAGTGAGTAGAAACTAGCCTATTTAACAACTGTATGCTAAGCATTATTGCGTTTTACTTTGGGCAGAAAGTTTGAAAAGCTCAAGCTGACCCATTAATCGAATGAGAAGATGGACAACCTTTATAATTACATCACAGACCCTAATACTATTGTGAGTTTTGTAATCTTTGTATTTGGTTTATGAGCTACTTGGAGTAATCTAAATAGCAGATTAAAAGATTTGGAGAAAAAGACAGAAGAAATCGACTGAATAAAGATAGAAACCAAGCTAGCAGAGATACAAAAAGATTTGCAATGGATAAAAGAGGAATTAAATAAGTCAAGTCTTAAATAAAATTTACTCTTGATTTATTAAAAACTTCTCACAATATAAAGATGCTTTTATATCTTTATACAAAAATGAAAGAAGCTTATCATAAATATAAAGATGATTGGGTAATTCTAAGATATGACGATAAGGACATAAATTGGAAGAAAAACTGAAGAAGTGAATACTGGACTTGAACTGGATGGAAGCCTTGACTTAAAAATGCTAAAATCTATTGGCACGAAGATAGTGCTAGAGAGGCTTTAGTTATGATTAGAGTTAAGAAGGCTAATTTACCTACTGATGAAGTATGATAAAATTTATTAAAGAGTGCATTGAGGAATTTGGGGAATATATTGAGATATTGAGAAAGAGGAGAGAGTTTAGGAGGAGAGTTTTATCTTATAGAAAAAGTCTAAATGGCAAGAAAAGGAAATGAATTAACCATACACCATTTGCTCTGCCAACATCCAGAAACGGACACAAATCTCCGTTGAAGTAATGACCCCACAAATCTCCTTAGACTTAAGGAAAATTATCATAGTGCTTTGCATACGGTATTCGCAAATAAGATGATTGCTAATCAAATGTTAACTTGTGTTGATATATCTGAAAAGGCTTTATTACCAGAAGTTAGAGATTGGTTAGTTGAAGTATTAACACAAACCATAGACCCATTAGACCCTACTTTACGATACAAAGAAGAATGTATTATTAAGTAGGTTTTTTATTATTTAGCTTTTGCTGGGATGTGAAAACTAGATGATGCTATGATAGATAGGATACAAACCTATCACAAAGACTTTAGCAACGCAGAGATTGCTAGAGATATGGGGATAAACAGAAAAACAGTTGCTAAGTACAGAGCTGCAACTCAGCAAGAAGCTAGCGATGTTTTATCTGGGAAAGAGGAACAAATGCGGCTAAACAAAAAGACACAACCTCCTATGTCTAAGGAGGATAAAAAGAAATTAGAGCTATTATGAAGCTACTCTCCCAAAGACATTAAAGAGATGCTTAACTTTATAGCCCAGAAAAACAAAAAGGAGATAGATAAAGTTATTTGAGAGCCGTGACACCTAAAGTTCTGATTAGTATCTGATACTCACTTTTGAAGTAGGCAAGCCGCAGTAGATGAGCTTAATGAGTTCTATCAGATTGCTAAGGATAGATGAGTTGAATGCTTTGTTCACGCTGGAGATATTGTAGATTGAGAGAGTGTTTATGCTTGACAGCAGTTTGAACAGAGTGAGGTTTGATTTGAGGAACAGCTCAGTCGCCTAAAGAAAGATTATCCTAATGTATGATTACCTACTTACTTTATATGATGAAACCACGATGAAGCATACCTAAAGAAGAACTGAGTGAATATTTGTAAAGCTATTGAAACAGTAAGGCAAGATTTGATTAACTTAGGTTTCTATGACGCTAGGCTTAGACTTAACTGAATAGATATAAACCTACATCACTGAGGTTGAAGCCTAAGCTATGCTAAGGACTATAAGATGAAGAAATACCTAGACAGCTTGCCAGTAGAAAACCAGCCAGATATATTTGCCTTGTGACATTATCATACTGCTTTGTATGATTTGCATAGAGGAATACACTGATTTATGCCTTGAGCTTTCCTAAAAGAAAATCTACTTGCAAAAAGATTTAATCTCGATAATGTGATAGGTGGTTGGATAATCGACATAAGGAAGGATGAGCAAGGAAAGACTTATTTAAATATGGAATTTGTTAAGTTGTAATGAAATTTGAATACTCTGAAAAAGAGAATGAATGTGATAAGGGGATACAATGGATAAAGAGTTGTAGAGAATGTATATTTAACGTTCTTTGCAAGCTAGATAAAAATTGACAAACTTTATTCTTTAACAAAAAGAAATGAGGGAAGTAACTTATGTAGAAAGTCCAGACTGTGCTAGATGCCATCAGATTAAACCACACGTTCAGAAGTGGTGCGAAAAGAGAGGAATTAACTTTCAGTCTGTGATGTATGCTGATAGCTGATTAGAAATATCATCTGTACCAACGGTTATATATGATAACTGAGAGGATACAGAGATATTAGATTTAGAGGGGATAGTATGATTGTTGCAAAGGGAATAGGGGTTTTATTTCTTATGCGATTTAGAATGACTACCGATAAAACAAAAAGAACACCTTGTCAAGTATTCACAAGAGTAATGTGATATATAAGACCAGTAGAGAACTACAATGAATGAAAGAAATCAGAGTTCTACTCTAGGAAATACTTTAGCGAGAATAAAGTAGATAACTCTGTATTTATCAGAAAGTATTTTAACCCTAATAATAAATAATGGATGATGTAATAGAGAATGGGTGTATTGGTTTGGGGGAGAAGGAAACCGATTTCATCCTAGATGAATGATTGTTGGATGCTTTACCAACACTTTATCAACAAGACGAAATCATTTATCAATATAATCAAGGTACTCAAACTTGGAGTACGAAGTCTTGTACTTTATTCTCTGCCATAGGTGCTATATCTGACCTATTTAATGTAGAGATACCATTATCTACTATTAAGAAGTGGGATGAGGATAGTTATGGGGCTTGAAGAATGAAGGATAGTGGTTGGTATGTGGCTATGTGAGTAGAGCATATTGTTAGGGAGTGGAATGCTTCTGATTTCGGAAAAAAATACTGAAAGGCTGCGTTCTACTCAATAGACTTAAAGAACGATGATTTAGTTAAATGAATATTAGAAAAGAGATATAGCATTTGTATATGATATAAAGGGAATGCCGCATACAACAAAGATAAGAAAGACTGAACTTTAAACTGAACTGATTTCGGAACTCCAAGCTATTGACACGCAGTTAGTGCCATCTGGAGTACAAACAAATGTCCAGCCAGAATAAAAGATAATTACTACAAATCTATAAGCTATAACATATATGATGTGGTACACGAGTTTAGTGATTTATCTTGCTTCTATGATAGGGGATATGTTATTACTAAGGTGGCAGAGGATGCTTTAGAGGAAGTTAAGAGGTTGAATGAGTTTAGGACAAACTTATTGAAGGCTATTGAAATTAACTCTGCTATGCGACACCAGACTAATTCAGATAACTATAAAGCAATTCTGCACTACGTTAATGAAAAACATCGTTCAAAGTTAAAGGACATAGACACAGAGCTTGCAAAGTATTT